CTCTTCTTCCTCTCCTTGCTCAGACCTCACCCCGAAGGAAGCGCAGGCTGTAGTCGGGCGTACCCTCGTTCAGAATGGACGAGAGAAGCTTGACAAGCCAGTCTGCATCCGTGGCATCGAACCCACCTCCGAGCTTCGGCATGTTAACCGCAAGAGTTGCGGACATGCCGGCCTCGAAGCTGGACCCGGTGCTGAGCGGATCCTCGACAATCGCCAGCCGATCAAGTCGGATGGCGTGTCGAGCGCGAGCCTTCACCGTGTGCTCGAAGGTCAGACGGTCAAGACCGTCTGCGGTCTGGTAGACTCCAGTGGAGACACCAAACCCCGTACGATAGAAATCGTACGTCTTGGAGTTCACGGTTTGGGTGGGCATTGTTTCAGGGAAAGCCAAAGTGCTGTCCTTGCAGTATCAACCGTGGCGATTTGCCACGGAGGGTATTGACGACAGTGCAACCAGGATTGGCACACTGCCTCACGACGCCCAACGCCCTCATTTGAGGACCAAAGCAGCCGTGATGGCCTTCTGACGGTTAGTTAGACCGTCAAACTGAAGGCCGAATCCAAAAGGCGTCGCCTTCCGACGGCGAAGATACTTCGCCGTATATGTCGTAGACATAGTCGGAAGGGCGTGTGCGTTATTGTTGGATCCAGTGTCGACTTCATTCCAGAAGCGACACCTACCAACGTAGGCATCACGCACCGTGCAGCTACGTGTTATCATGAATGACTCCATGATGTAGCCCCACGGCATGACGAGGCCGTCCCTGGCAAACGCTGCGAGATTGTGAATTAAATCTCCAGCGTTTGTAAACCAGTCAGCGGCCCAGGAGTAGGGCAGCAAGTTCCAAGCTGTGTCAACGGAAATTCCGCTGTACAGGTAGCGCATTTCTGCCTCCTGTCGTAACAGCTTGTCGCTCCACGCATCACCTACGGGTGGTAGATAGTACGTGAAAGCGCCTTTGAACCAGGTTTTTCGTTCCCTGTGTTCATTGACTTGCAGCTCCCCGGGCCATCCTCCGATGGCGGTTTGGAAGTAGCCGGCGGCCTGTGATTGACACGGACCGCCGAGCCACTTTTCCATTCCACCTGAGGATGGTGTCACGTTGATTTGGTTATCAACGACTGTAGGAAACTCATAACCACGTCTGATGACCACGCCAGACTTCGAAACGTACTGTGCGATTAGCTTTTCAGCTTCTCCCACAGCCCGTCGAAATTTCTGGAGGTCAGACAAGAACGGCTTAATGCCGAACTC